GGACGCCTGGTTTGTGGGGTAACGATGATAATGCAGTATCCCTCTGTGTAGGAGGTACGGCTGCGACTGGCTACAACGCGTCGGCTGAAGGAAGCATCACGGCTGCTAGGATTCTGGACCCGCAAAACGTGCACCCCCAAACTGGATACTCTATTTGGTATCCTGAACGGTTCAGGCCTAGAGTCAACAGGTCAAGATTTCTGCGGATACGGGTAATCTTTGCGGTGACCATCAACTGTCTGCCGTGGATTATCTGGGAGGAAGGCGCTTAAAAGGTGCCCATTGGTAGGGGTGTAGCAAGTAATGTTCGAAGACTTCTTCTCAAGGCGTCCGCGGCAGAAACGCCGGTGTCACAAACAGAGCAGACGCCTTGGGAGGCTCTGCAGAGTACTGCCCAAACAGAGCAGACAGATCTCCACTACCATCTTCTTCAAATCTTGCGACCGCCCCAGTCGTTTTAATTGGCACAAACACTCGTTGTGTTCCAGCATCATCGTCACTATCTCCAGCAGACGGACCTGCAGTCGTCTGCGCTCCATAGGAGAATGAGCGCGTGGTGCTCAAATCACTCGACCCAGGAGATGCCGCTGCACCATCAATCGTCCGAGCCAATAAGTGCTCAGGGTTAACCCCCTCATCTTTACAAAAGACGTGCAAATTGTCTCCTGATCCACGTACAATCACACTGCCGTGATAATCTAGCTCGTCATTTCCAGGACCAAACGCAAGAATACCAACCGTCCACGATCCGTTTCGCCGCGCAAAATCTACCCGCTCGTAGAAGATGCCTTTGACCTTATCCGAATCTCCCATATACAAAACAATGGGAGACGCCCCGGTTGACCGTATCCCAAGAGAACAACCACGATGTTGCGAACCATCAGTGGCTGTTTCAATAAGTTCATCAGTCGTCCCCCATGTATCACTAGACATAGAAAACGTATGATATTCAATATCTTTACCACCCCCACTTAAAGGATCTTGCGTTACAATATGTAACGTATCACCATCTTGCTCTGCCCATATACTTGAAGGAGTGGCCGCCGGATTATTTCCCCCATCTTGTTCCACCCACGTATCGTCAACGGGATTCGTTGCTTTATAAACGACAACAACAGCGGGTCCAGTTTCTACCAGCACCGCATAGAAGTCACCCCCGGAAGATTGGAAAGGACCAACGTAACTATTTTGAATGGGAAAGAATGCATTTGTCCCATCGTCAATAAGATTTGGAAGTGCCACTATATCACCCTTCTTTACAGAATGCGATAGGTTACCCCATCAACAAATAAGTCGCTGGGTAATATCGCCTTCCACTCTTCCAGAGTCTTTGCGTTGAGCCAATTGAATACAACGTGTATCACTCGTCCAACTCCCGGCATGCGATTCAAATCGTCTGACAGGACAACAGCTTCCTCGTCCGTATGTGTGTTGAGAAAGCCATCGTAGGTTACAACGTCATAACCCGCTGTTCCTAACGCCGTCCGCACAGTCTGCCTTGAGGTCTGGGAATCTAACCCCTCATCCATAACACGATTCGGCAATGCCGCACGCGGGTTACCCGAGTTTCTCAGTGCGTTGAATAGAGTTAGCCCATCCCCTAACGAAGTCGAGAGCCCCACTTCTGTAACTGCAGCTGCTATGTCAACGTCTTCATCCAAACTCTTGTTCTCTTGGATATAGGAACTCACCTGGGTTCCGAACACTTGAGCGATCCCCAGCTCTCCGAAAAGCACGTCCAACCCCCACCCAAACCCACAGTTAACCAAAAGAACCGCACTATCCGCGGTCCACTCCAAAACCGATGCCAAACTATTGACGATCCTCCGCTCTCGGCTGAAAATCACAAAACGATGGTAATTCAGTTGTATCTCAGCCCTTCCTGCTGGTCGTCCCCATGCTCCTTCCGCACCAATCTCAAACAAATCATCCCAGGCCTGTTTGGTATCGTAGTTGTACAAAGAACCCATGGTCTAACCTCCTATAGAGCTCTTCCCGAGCCTGCCTGAATGAAAGTATCCGCTGGAACCAAAGCTTTCCACTCTTCAAGAGTTTTTTGATTGTAGATGGGATCCATGCCAGGCCGAGTTGTTACCACGTAGTGGCCTACCACAAGAGCAAAATTGTGAAGCTGAGTAGAGCCTTCAACCACATCCACGTCATCTAAATTCTCTATTACGCTCTCCGTCACCACAAAATCCACATCTTCGTTACCCCTTAGACCTAACGCCTGCTTTATCTTTCCCCGCGAGTTGTTCGAGTTCCCGTTTTCGTTCAGAACCGACCTATTTGACCTTCTCCTGTTTCCTGGCGTGATTAGTTTGTTCCGTATAACTAAACCCTCTCCAGTCGTCGGATCTAAACCAACCGCTGTGATCGCCACATCCACATCCACTGACTCATCTGTATCCTGCGCCGATTGAATGTAGGCTGAAGTATCAATCCCTACAACTCGAGTATAACCCTTTGTCTCCAGCGCCTCCACCGTCCAACCAAATCCTGCCCCCACAATCACGATCGAAGGATCAACAACAACAGACCATCCAAACACAAACTCAAACAAATCAGCAAGTCTCTCCGAACGTGAAAACATTACCGCTCTATTAAAGTTTAACCTAACCTCAACCCTTCCTGCAGGCCTACCAAACGGCTCTGCTCCCAAACTGTACTCATCGTCAAAGGCTGCTTTAGTATCGAATGGTTTTCTGGGCATCAGCTCATGCTCTGGCTTTTCCGGTTTGTCTGGCTTGTCTGGTTTCTCCGGTTTATCTGGCTTGTCTGGTTTCTCCGGTTTATCTGGCTTGTCTGGTTTCTCCGGTTTATCTGGCTTGTCTGGTTTGTCTGGTTTCTTCGACTTCTTTGGCTTTTTTGGCTTCTTCCTTTTCTCGTGCTTCTTTTTCTTCTTCTTTTTCCTCTTTTTCACCTGGTTTAACTCTAAGTTTCTCAGTGTTCCTAGAGAGACTTTCCGACCAGGTCTCAACCCTCAGCTATAGTCAATTCCACGTCGTCACTTAATGTCTGCCTCCGGCACCTCTGACAATCGCCGTCATGTGATTTCCTGTAGCCGGTACCGACCAGACTGTGACCAGCCCTTCGCAACGATCTGGCAGCGGGTATGGTACGACCCCTATGTTACCTTCTAACATCCCATCGTCCACAACTCCTTCCGCTACGAAAGGAGTGACCGCTACCGACATCGACGCGGCAAGGGTCGCTGCAGTGCCTGGAGGGGTTGTAGCTCGAACCCGAATGAAGAACATACCGGACGGCAACCCCGTCCCGAGTAGAGCTCCAGCTGAACCCTTCACCCAATCCGGTGGAGCATCCCACCAAATCAAGGTCTCTTCCTCAAGGAAGTGAGCAGCTGCAGGCGGGGGCACATAAATGTCTGCCAGAACGGTAGCCACCGAAGCCCACCCATCGGCTCGGTTATATTCAACCGCGTAGGTTGGCACCGTTCCTGTGCCTGCCGTATCAACCAAGATCGACAAGACGTTAAAAGGATCTTTACAGCCGATGATGAAACCATCGTTGATAGTCGTCGTGTCCAGCGGAACAGTGGACAGATTGACATCCTGTGCGTTCGCCGTGTCGTCCACAAACGTAGTGGTAGCGTGCGTCCACGTCCCAAACACCCAATCTTTCAACCGAAAACGTCCACCAATGCCGAGGGTGTTTACACCACCAGACCGGTTCTGCATGCTCCAGTAAGCCAGCTGAATCTTCCCACCAGGATCAGCAACAGAAGCAGCTCGGAAGTGCAGATCTTCGCTAATAGTCGGGACGCCTTGGTCCATCTTTCGTTCATTTCGCCCGTGGACTCCCTGCCATCGGGTGAAGCGTCTGAAATCAAATCCAAACATATCCATGACTGGCCTCCTGATAGATTCTCAGCTAAGTAGGGATTGAAGTCAACTTCTACTGAAGTCTCACAACAATGGGGTAACAATCACAGGAGGGATTTTACAAAGGGCAGTACCGACTCACAACACTCTGGTAGATATGCCACTACCGCAGTTGCGCTAAAGGCCTTCTTCGTCAGGCCCTCCAATCTTTGACGCTCAATGTCCGCCAGTCTCTCATCTCTCCGTTCTAACTGTTCTTGCTGCCGGTTTACAGCACCATCAAAAGCATTTTTGAGAGTCGCATTAGGTCCCGGAGATGCCTTCTGAAGCTCACGCTGAAGCACACAATAACAGTTGGGATGTACAGGACCAATCGTAAACACCCAATCATCTGGCGCGCGTCCCACATTTGAGTTCCCCTGCACCTCTCTTAGCACATACTTAATGGGCTCACCATCCCGTCCTATATGTAATCTCATACACTGAATCTCAGCAGTTAACCTCGGAATCTTATACACTAACTCCTCTTGGTCCACCGCTGCCATCTGACCTTGCTGGAAATATTGGAAGTGGTCCGTCTGTAGCATTCTATCCATCTCCGCCGTCAGTTTGACTGCTGTCCCTGCCAGCGCATTGCTAAGACCTCGTAGAGTTCGACCTCGAGTATTTCTCCTCCGCGTTCCTGCATGCCGCGGAATCCTAGCGTTCTCCGCGTCCCAAAGGGCCGTTGACCGTTCAAACTGAACTCGATTCCGTTGTTTCCAATCCTCCATGCGTCCTCGTAACCAACGCCTGCTCCTGCCCTTCAGAGCATTCATCTCCACCAGATCCTTCTCAGTTATATTAATCCTCGTCCGAATCCAACGATCCAGGGTGGCTGGAGTCATCCTCCGTACTCGATCCGGTCCAACGATATTGGCCACTTTACCAGCTAGATATGATCTTTCTAGCCCCGTAAGATCTCCAACTCGAGGAATCGCGATCCTACCACTGCTAATCTGATCCGGACGTAAGTCCCGTCCAACCAGAATCGCAGCGATTGCTGATAGGGTTGCTTCCGGTACGTCTGAGCTTACACGCTCTTCTGTTTCTTCGTTTACCAGCGCCATTTTACTAGCAAATATTGTCCTTTTACTTCAGTAAATTGTCACTTTCTTGTCGCTGTGGTTCAAGCTGAGTATCAATCCTTCGGATTGGTTCACTTTTGCAGACAAAAATTGTCTCTCTGGGGGAGAGACTAGCCCTGTTCACCCTACAGCTGGCATGGCTTTTGCACCCAGTGTCTAGCTCAGCAGGCCAGTGACTAGCAATTTTCGTCCATTTGCTTCAGTAAATTGTCACTTTTTCGTCGCTGGGGGTCAAGCCAGCTATCAATCCTTCGGATTGGTTCACTTTTGCAGACAATTTTTGGTCCTCCCAGGGAGTGACTAGCATCAGCTCATTGATTCTTTTCACCCGTGAAGACTTCTGCAGGAGTAACATCCCAGTTTTTCGCGTCGATCTCAATCGCCATCCACCCCTTGTTTACTATCTGCTTCTCCCCACTCTCCGTCTCCAGATAGTGCGTCCCACTGGTAGAGAACATCACCTTGTTCACTAAGTGAACGGTATGGCGAGCATTTGGGAACACGTAAGTCCGACTTGTCTCTTTGCATGGAATCCAAACATTTCTTGGTATCATGCTTACAACTCCTTCTCCAGGGTTCCTATTCCCCTTTGTAAATTAGACATCTCCCGTTTCATCTGTTTCGAGTCGCTCTGCAATTCCTGCACCCTCGCCACGATCCGCTCCTGTTCTTTCCACCTTTTCGAGACCAGATTGACGAGCATCCTCGCAATCAAAGCCAGCTTACGCATATCGTCGCGCGCCTCTTTGTCTTTTATCCTCTTCGCACTTTTCGACAACTCGATAATTCTCTGCCTGGCAAACTTGACGACGACTTCCATCTACTTACATTGCCTCGGACACCGGTCAAACCACCACCTAAAACCAGCGTGTGTTAGAGTCCGCCAGTAGGGTTGGCGGCAGGCACTTGACTGACATCCTTCTTCGCTTCCCAAACAGCTTGATCGACCACACATTCGAACCTTAGTGGTCTTGACATGTTTTATGAACACTCGGTTCAACTCCTGTGCATTCACCCGTGCTCGCTGTCAGCGTCCTCTTGTATCCCATCGCCGACTCCCTCAATACCTCTTCGTAAGCTTCTCGCTCAGCAGTTGCTTTCCCAACTCTCTCAAGAAACACTCTTAGGGTTCCTCTTGCCTGCTCTACTGAGCGGATCAAATCGTTCTCATTGGTAATGAGGGTCTGATAGTGTGCACAGGCTCTCGCGTAGAGAACTGGTTCAGCCATCTTTTTTCTCCTCCGACTTTGGCTGTGCTGGATCCGTCTTTACAATCAACATCGGATCCTTCCCTGCTTCTTCCGGCTTTACTATCATAACCTTCTTTTTCTCTTCTGTCATCGTGTCCCTCCTAAGTCTTCTCTAGCTCAAAGAACAACAGGACGCGGTCGTCGGTCATGGCTTCGTCTCCTCAATTACCTCGTAGCATAGAGAAGTGACAATGACTGGTCTTATGTGCAGCTTGTTAAACTTTAGTAAATCCTCGGCAATAACACGGCGTTGTTGCTCACAGATCGTTTTCGAGGGAAATGGCCCGACTTGTTCAATCCCTACTCCACTGTACAAACTTACTGCGAGCACAAAAGCCCAACTCGTCATCGTATGTCCTTCTCTACTTACAACTCCGTCCTCATCCGTACGGACCCTTCTTCCGCTTTTTCTTCTTTGCTTTCTGTACGTGGTTCCACACTGCCTCATAGCTCGAAGTAGCGAACCCTCCACTCTCTTTCAATACCACCGCCGCTTCATCCTTTAATACCCCAAAACTCCGCCGTTCTTCATCCCATTTGTCCCGCACCATTATCAACCTCGATCGCCCCCCACTAGCTAAACTATCCATTCTCAGAAAAGATATGTCCTGGTCCGCTTTCTCCTTCGATAATTGTGCTGAGAGCCCCTCCCCTCTGAACTTCTGATAGGCGTCTGCCCAAACCCTGACCTTGTCCTTCTGCCGTATGTCGTCCAAGGCCATCGACATCTCTTCCTCGTGTGTATCTCGACCCTCCACCAGCGCCATAAAGTCTTCCTTGGATAACCTCTCCGCAAACCTTGATATCGCTTTGAAAGACTCAATTGTAAACTGTGGATTGGTGCTTCTGACCCTACCCACTAGCGGTATCACCCTTAACTGTCGTGCAAGTTTCCTTATTCGCGCTTGTTTTGCTAATAGCGGATTGGCTGGTTCAAACTTATCCTGCCGGAGACTCTCTTCTGGATCAACTTTCGCTGTGCCCGCCGTCACTTCGTCCGTCTCCACCTCTGTGGCAGCATTCACCTCTTCGCTTGTGACCTGTATCGCTTGTCGTAGGATCCTATTAACTTGCCGTAGACTCTGCTCACGGTGAGTTTCTAGAATCCTGAAGGGAAGGTTTCTCTTCTTGACTACTAGTCTCGGTCTAAGAAAGGGATCAGCGGCCATGAACTAACTCACAAATCGTCTTCTGCGTTCACTTCTTCATCCGTGTCCCGTTCATCGTCATCTTCATTCACCGGATCTCCCTCCACCTCAACCTCTCCTTCCTCTTCTAATTGTGGCGTCGTCGCCCCACCAAATTGGGAGAAACCAGCTGCGCTTGCCTCCTTGAACTGTGAGTTGAGAATGATATCACCGCCCTTTAATGCTGGGAGGTTCCTCTCTGCCCGAACCTCATTAACCGTCTTGAAGTTTGTTACTTCCTGAACAGTGATATCGTTCTCGGCTTTTCTATCAGCGGCCAGACCCACGAACTCCAACCTATATCGCGGATCCAACTTGTGTACTATACTCCGAGTTAACAGGGTTTGAAAGAACACCAAAAGTGGCTTCAGACCCTTCATCTGCGAAGCAGTAATCTTCGGCATCTGCGCCGACTCAAAGTTCACCCCAACACCAGTCTGCCCAATGCTCCAATTGACCTCCTCCGGTGAGATCTGATAGATCGCGGTTGCCTGCTTTACCAGGAAGTCGAACAACTGTGCAAACTCCATGTCCCGACTGTTCTGGTCGAGTTGCAACCAATCCAGACTGGAATCCTTCGTGACCTTCACGACTGGCGGGCGCCAATAGTCAGTTGCGTTCCTGACGGCCTCCCGAAAGTCGCGTTTGAAGTCGTTGAATTCGTCTCGATTGGCGTCACCTTTCAACACCAGTACGCCTTTCTTAATCCCGCTCTGACCGAGCAGTGAAGTGTTGTAACGTTCTGTGTTGAGCAGACCGGTGACGATTCTCACGAGCATTTCTAACTCAGACATTCCGTATCCAAGTTTATGCACGTCTGTCTGAGGATTTCTAACACCAAACATCATCTCGTCTTGTGTGTACTCAGTGATCACCTTGTTCGTTTGATGATCAATCTGAACATACCACGGCGTGTCCGACGGTGGTACTGCATACTTCAATGACTCCTTCGTCTTCCGAATCGTTGCAGCGTCGACCCCTACAAAATAGGCTGGCATGCCGTTCCGACGGAACACAATCTCCGCGGTCGCTTGGTCAAGCGTCAGACTGTCTCGAATGAACTTCCTCGAGAACTCCTCCAGAGACGGCTCTCCGAACCCTTCTAATCCACAACCAAACATAAAGCGTGCGATCTCTTCGCGTCTCTTCACATCTTTCTGTGCTTGTGGATCGTCTGACACGATGACGTAGCCGAACTCCCAAGGCGTCCTTTGCGGCTTGGTGAAGGCAGCTACTTGATTGAGTCGTGTCTGGATGATTGATCCAATGATGGGGTTAAAGGCCATTCCCCGCATATCGTGAAAAGTCAGGACGGCCCCACCGTGCACACCGTGAATCGCACCCTGACCCTTTGTCGGTAAGAAGTCTTGTGAGCCCGCCCCAAAGAACATTTGGACCGGATCACCGAAGAAGGACTTTGGAGCAATCGCCCTCTGTCTTGCATCTTCCAGGAACTTCTCTAGATTATACTCTACGACCTGCGCCCCCAAAGCGTCTCCGACTAGGTTTCGCAGCCTAGTTCCTAGACTATAGTTCTGAATGATCGTTGGCATACACCCTCTATTTTCCCTCAAAACTAAACAATTAGTCAAAACTGTACGCGAAGTTGGTCTCCTTCGAGGCCATCCAAGCATGCCAAAGACCCATAATCGCATCATCGTGAAAAGTAAAGTTTCCAATCTTCCCGTTCTCGATGGTCAACCCATTGAACTCCACAATGATATGATCTGTTATCATCCTATCCCGTGGTGTCTTATAAGGGAATCTAATCTTTCCGTTCTCCAATAGAGTCCTAATACCTAGCACCCCGTTAGTTGGACTGTTCTTCCCCTTCGCCGTCACTACGTGTGCCTTCAACGGTAAGTCGGTCTTCTGTTTGATCTCCTCGTGGTAAAGACGCTGGAAAAGGTTTGCCTCCAGAAACCCACTCATGACCTGGTAGTTCCGACAGAACTCCACCAGCTTCTCCGTCTGTTCTCTCAACGTTAACGGTCGCGCTCGCCAGAATCCCCTCAGCACCACATTCCCTTCTGAATCCCTGGAGATGACAATGTAAACTGTCCAATCCCCCTTCCGGTCTCCCGGTACCGAGAAGTCTGCCCCCAGGTAAGCATCACCTTCCGTCCCATCATATACGGGTTCGTAACTTATGGTCTGGTCCTTAGCGTCCTCAAAGAGCTTGGGTGGGAAGATAGCTGAGTCATCTGCCAACGGCTCGTTCTGATATTCTTTGGAAAATGCTACCACTCCTATTATCCGCCTGATCTTCATCAACGCATCGTAATCGTACCTCTCTGCCCAGAGCACCTCCTTGGTATCTTCCGCTATGATCGCTTGCTGCCTCACCCCCTTAAAACCATCATTCCGCAAGAGCTCAAAATAGAGATCGTCCCTGTCTTGCGCTGTACCCGAGATTATAATCTGTGGTTGGTACCCTCGACTCCTTGTCTTCTTTGTTCCTCGATCCTTCATCGGCATGACCATGTCATAGAACCGCCTCTTCATGTTCGCCCTTAGAACCTTTGTCCTGGAGTTCTGTTCGTTCAACACATCGTCCATAACAATCAACTGTGGGTGACGTCCTCTAAGCGGGGACATTATCCCGCGGGCTCGAATGATGACACCATTAGATAGCTTGATGGAAGTCTTCGAGTTAAAGTAGCCCTTGCGATCCGCCGGAATGAGGTAGGTCAGACTCGCGTTCTGGCTGAGCATTTCTTTGATCTTCTCTAAGTTCTCCGCCGCCGACGTCTGATCTGCACCTAGAATAAAGATCTCTTTCATCCACGGATCATATTTCGCCTTCCATATTGGGTAGGCTCTAGCCAGGGCATGCGACTTTCCGTGATCCCGTGGTGAGAGCTCAATACAATCTTCCCCATTTCTCAGATGCTGCCACCAAACACGGTGGTGTGTACCAACCTCTAAGTTGAGTTCTATCTTGAGGAAGACCAGAAACGACCTTCGACACATGGTCTCGGTCGTTCTCCTCTGCTGTTCCTCTTTCTCCGATTCCTCCGGCGCTTGTTGTAGAGTAGCTCCTACCTTTGTCAGGTGAGCAATGTCCAGGGCAGAGATCATTCGTCTGGCTTCTTCACCACCACTACCTTAATCTTATCACTCAGATACAGCTCTTCTAGCTCCTGCTCCACTTCTGGAGCAAACTCCAACGTCCCTTTTGGATCTGGTATTAACCCCTCTGGAACTCGATCTTGAAAGTCCTTCAGTGTCTTGAACATCTCGAGCAGAGTCTCCATCTCCTCCCTGATGCGACGGTCCATATACCCCTCATTCTCCTTCTTCCGCTCCCGTTCTCTCTTAATGAGTAGGTTCACCCGGTGACGCTGCATAATGATCTGGTTTCTGACTTCCTTCTCCAAATCTACATCTGCGCCTCCACCCCAATCGTCGATGATCTCGGTCCAAACGTAATCTGAGGCTGATAGGTCCGCTGCCTTGAGGTTCCGCCAAATGGTAGTGGCACCAATACGAAACTGTGGCCCCTTCTCCACCAACGTCTCCTCAATCTCC